TTAGATATCCTTTGAAATCCCCTTAAATACGCCCATGGCACCCTCTGGGGTCTCTCGTGTATAAGAATCGGTCATAGTGATGCTTGCGTGACCAAGCCAATGCATGACGTCAGTTTCGGGTAGTTTTTCTGTTCGTGCCTTCGTCGCAAAGTAATGTCTTAGTAGGTGAGGATGTATTGTGATCCCTGATTTTTGGGACACTCTTCTCATCATGGTATTTGTATACTGTACGTGATATGGTTTTCCAGTTTTAGGATTCAACCACAAAAAATGGTCTTCCGGGGTCTCTATATTGTGGTCTTCAAGAATTCTGTTGGAATATAAGATTGCGTATTTTATGAGATCAACATATTCACCGGCAACCCAGATAGTCCGGTAAGATGATTCTGTTTTTAACCCGGTACCTGTCGGCTCATTGGCAGTTCGGGCTACATAAAATTTAATGCCACAAATATCTTTTTTGTTGACTTCATCACGTTGGAAAGTGAAAGACGATTTGGTGCGCAGACCCATCATCTCGCCTCGACGTTGACCCAATGTCATCAGTTTAATGAATGCGTATTCGTATTTATTAAGTTGTTCCTTTGCGGTCTTCATGAACAAGTCAAAATCACTTTTGGTTAGGTCTTGGCTTTTGGCCGGTTTGCCACCAGTGATAACTATATGTCGCAACTTATTTTTTGTGATGACGTCATTAATTTCAGCGTCATTCATAGTTTGCTGCATTAGGGAATCGACACGATGAAGCGTGCTTTTCGTGTAGCTGCCACTTAGCACAAGCTCATCTATGAAGTGCTGATACTGCGGACGAGTGATCTTTTGGATTTTTTGAGAACCAAATGATTTGCGAAAATGGGTATTATAGTAAGTCTTATTCGTGCTGGCTGTTGAATTCTTCCAGACACCCATACGAATTTTACGTTCAGCCATTTGGTCAAAATAATTGTTGAGTGAAATTTGTTTACGCTCAGCAGTCGCAATTGAGCCATCGAACAGACGGGTTTCAAATTTTCGTAAATCCTGTTCAGCATCTTGCCAGTTTAAAAAACCACTTGTTGAGTACCAGTCATCTTTGCCCATGGCGTTTCTGTACTGCTTGCGCACACTGTATCGCTTACCTCGCTTAGTTTCGTACCAGTAAATATTGGGATGTTTTTTCATTGCATATCGCTTAATTGCCATGTCGATTCCTCCTAATGGAAATTAGTTAGCTTGACTTTTCCAAACGTACGTTCTTTTGATGTCAAAAAAGAAAATCCCAGATAGGGACTTCTTGTATTGCTATGGGCCATGTTGGACGCGAACCAACTGAACCCAATGAATCCTACGAGAACAGAACTCACATCCTACGATTTAGGAAACTAGTGCTCTATCCTGTTGAGCTGAGGGTTCGGATAATTGTGGTAAAAAGCAAACGTGTGTTTTATAATCGTGATGAATACTGACAAAATGAGGTGAGCTACATTGCAAAAATCTATGACAGTAAAAGAAATGATTAGTTTTCTTCAGCAATTTAATTCGGATACTCAAGTTATGGTTAGAAGCGATAACTATAACGACATGGGGATTAATGATAACATTACTGAGGATAGTTTTGAGATTCCAGATAGTGGTTCAATTGTTATTAGATGTTGAAGGGTATTCGTCTACTTCAAATTCAGCAAATTTATTCTTTTTTCTAATATTTGCTAATCGCTGAAATGAAGGAAGTTTGCGTCCATCAGAAATGAATCCAGATAAATGCAATGTTTCATCTTCAAATGGGAAGATGTCTAAGTCGCTAGGATTATGTTTCTGGATTTTAGAAATAGCAAAAGGTTCAGTTAATCCAGGAAGTTGTGCCATCAGATTAATGTCAACTGGTACCGTTAGTTTAGTTAGTCGTGGATTCATGGGGTTAGGATCAACATGAAACTTAATGATTTGTTCCACACTGGCAATGTATTTGATGATTATATCGCCAGCCCTTAAAACTTCTTGTTCATTAGGATAATATCCTTGATGAACAATTTTATTTCTAAAAGGAACAATGGACATGTTTTTGGTCATTAAATTATGCTTGGAATCTGGTAGATCGACTAGCTCACCTGTTTCTAAAAGATATGCGCTTTTGTATGCGCCAAGAATTTGAGTAGAGTCTGCCATTTTTTGGAATAGTTTATCGATGATTTGAAATCGATTTTGGTTATTATCAACATAACTAGCCTTTATAAAGGCTATGCGAAATTGTTCTAATGATTGGTAAAGAGCCATGAAGGCTTCCAAATAATAGCGATCGTTGAACGCATTTAAAGAATTTCTAATGAGCCATTCGTACTTATTATTCCGTAAGTACAGGATATATGAGTGTCCTTTGGGGCAAGATAAGACTCCATAGTTATCGTTGTTAAGGAGGCCATTGGCAATTTGCTTATGGTCCTCTTTTTTGCAGTATGGACAGTATCCCGTCATTTTAATTTCCAAGGATTTAGCCTCCCTAATTAAAAAAATTGAATAGATTTTATGCATATTCTATGCTTCTCCCCGGATTCGAACCGAGGGGAGTCACCAGACAGAAGCTGATTATTAGCCGATGGCTACACTATTGGTAGTAGACAACAGCTGATATTGCAGACACAACTAACGTAATGATCCAAAGTGCCATGCCAGCGTATTTATGTTCACGATATCTTACCTGAACTGTTATACCGATAATGACAGCGATCGCTTCTAGAATTGTTGTATAATCCGTTAAAACAAAACGGGCTGCAAAGAAAATCCAACCAACTGCAAGCCAAACTCCCCAAGCAGATTTCTTATTTGATGAGTCTTGAGTGGGAACATGGGAATTTTCGTTATTGGTGATAGTGTCATTGTTGTTCTGGTGAGCACCACAAGATGGGCAAAATTCCGAGTTTGCAGGGATTTTTTTACCACATGATGAACAAAATTTAGTGTCATTTTCTGACATGTTGGTCCCTCCTGAAATATGTACAGCTTTTAACGTCATCAGGTTTGGACAAATGCTTCTCCCCGGAATCGAACCGAGGGGAGTCACCGGACAGAAGCTATCAAAACTATTTTTGTGGAGCGTAGCGATTATTTTGTTGTTTTGAAGGCTGGCATAAAATAATTAGCATAATTAGTGATCCGATTGCTGGAACTAGGTTAATCAACCAAAATGCGCCATTATATCCCAGATCATGGAGTCTACGAATCTCGCCTGTCAGAGCAGCGATAAAAAGAATCACATAGATAACTAACAGAATAATCAACATAATGAGGCTTGTGACCCCAGCAGGAGTTAGCTCACCGGCAATATCGGTTTCCATAAAGTTGTCACTACCACCAAGAAATACGGTTTGAATAATTCCTATAATGAAGCCAATAATTACCATAATAATGCCAACACCCAGTGATGCCCACCAAAAATCGGCACGACCCATTCTCTTATTTATGCGAAACATATCTTTAAAATAAAGTTTTGTAGAACTGACGATACCTGGGATTTTATTTTCATTATAAGGGACATCAGAAATATTTGATGTGAACGAGTTAGGGGATGCAGTCTGTTGATAATTACTGGTTTGGTCTACATTTTCTTGAGTATTGGTATCAGAACCTTGAGTGTAGCCGCAGAATTGGCAGAATGAAGCAGTTGCGGGAATCTTTTTCCCACAGTGAATACAAAATTTAGTCTTTTCTTCCAAAATAAACACCCCTTAGTTTAAATTATCTCCTTGATTGTATTTTATTTTGCCATGATTAATTTCTAACCACAGATAGCTTGTGTCATGTGGACTGACCACGGTTATATGAGAATAGCTTGGATTGTTCTTTTTGTTAATTGCCGTAGAACTAGATTTTAAGTCCCGTACAAGAGAATTCCATAAAGCAGGGCTGCCATCTTCCAACGATTCTACTACATGTGAATTTTTAGGAAGGGAAATTTCTATTGCCTCACTGTCACTATTCCATGTTGCCTTAGCTTTACCGTAGTCAGCTGATTGAGTTCTAAGCTTCGACTGGATAGAAGACGCTATGCTTTCTGGAGATTTTGAATGATTGACAACCCAACTCAGACCGAAGATAAGTGCAACGAGAATAACGACGGCAGTGATGCCTGAAATCCATTTTTTGGTGGAATTTGATTTGGAAATTGGTCTCGACGGTTCAAACGATTTCACGACTGTCTTTTCTTGAGCAGGGTTGTCTGATACTACTGGTTGTTTTTCCCCACAATGAGGGCAAAATTCTGAGTTGATAGGGATTTTCTTACCACACGATGAGCAAAACTTAGTGCCATTTTCTGACATGTTGGTCCCTCCTGAAAATATGTAGTCAGCTTTTAACGTCATCGGGTGTGGACGGAAATATTAGTCTCTAACGCATTAAAATCTAATCAATACGTTTCTTCTAGTTATTGATGCACTTTTTAAATCGTGAAATTACAGCATTTAGTAGATAGCTAGGTATGCCAAATTGTTCCATAAATGGGGATACATTATTGAAGGTATATCCAGTAACATCAACATAAATAGGAATCAGAATGTCTAATCCAGTCATGTTCGCCGCACGTTCATACTTTGACTTGTTTGAGAAGCTAGAATAGTAGAGTGTTCCTTCATCGCCATTAACGACGTGCCCTAGTTCGTGAGCCATTTGGAATGGTATTTCTTTTTCCTCATGCCAATTCGTATTAACAACAATTGTTTTAGTATCAGGGCGGGATGCAGAAGGAGTATGACAATCAAAATGGTTGGTTAAAATTACGGTTATTTTATGATCGTACGCGTATTTCATAAGATTAACGATAATTACGTCCATATAGCTAGTCCTTCTTCCCACCCCTGAGCAAACGCTCCATATACTCTAAGTCTTCATCAGGTATAATTCGACCTTCAAAGGTCATAATTTTCTTTTTATCGTTGATTTGGTCCTTAAGGTCGACGTATTCTGGCTTGTCAGTTTCTTTAGTGGCAAGGTCGCTGTTATTTATTCCTGCCATGACAAATATTTGCTCTTTAGAAACGCGCAACCCCTTTGCCATTTTCTCAAGTGTAATGGGTTTAGGGATATTTCTTTTCCCATTCTCTACCTGAGACCAGAAGGAGTTCGAGAGGTTAGCTTGAAGTGCAGCTTGTCGAATTGTGAATCCTTTTTCGTTTCTCAGCTTTTTCAGCTGAGAACCAAATTTTGTTTTATCTACTGTCATTGATTTCACAGCCTTTCTACGACATTAGTATAACAAAAGAGAAACAAAATAATATCAAAAGTAAAACAAAAATAGCAAAATATGGTTGCAAAAGTGAAACAAGAGATGTATATTAGATATGTAATCAAGGAGGTGGTATTGATGAAGATGCGATTAATTAGTCCTGATAGTCTCCGCGAGCGTATTGCACTTAGCGGTTATTCTCAAAATGGATTTTCGCGTCATATCAACGTTACTAGTGGGTATTTATCATTGGTTCTTAATCAAGAAGTGGATCCTTCACCAGTAATAGCAAAGAAAATTTCTAAGGGCGTCGGTGCTGAAATAGCAGATCTTTTTTTTGCACTTGATGGGCGCAAAAGTGAAACAAGCTCTACTGAACCTGAGGAGGTGAGCTGATGAAGAAAGAAGAGTTCGAAAGCGCAGTTCTTACAGAACTTCGTAGTTTAAACAAAACGCTCAAGATTATCGCTAGTAACCAAGAGCGTCACGAAACGTCATTGTCATCGGATGAATTGTCCAAAATAGTCAAAAATGACATCCGGCAAAGCATGAGAAGCGTAGAGAAAGAATTACTTAGCTGATGTGCCGTCAACTAAGAACTCTTCTAGAAGGTTATGAACTGCTCGAAGAGTGGATACTTGAAAGCTGCTGCTAACTTTAGTGGCGATCTTTGATGCTATGAGATTACTATCCGAATTATTGTTAATGATTTCGCTTACGGAATCTCCAATTGTTGATACAAACTTTTCAGTATTCTGGTCGTCCAAGACAGTTTCAACAATTTTGTTGAAGCGCTCTTCAAATTCTGCTTTTTCCATGATTATCACCTCCTTCAAGTATCAATTGTACCAGAGAAGGTGAGTGATATCGGTAGCCAGAGGAGGTGAGTTGGTGAAGGTAAGATTCAGTCCAGAACTCAATGATCGGATTAAGAAATCCAAACCAGAGGGTTTCTGGAAAAGGTTTTCTGATTTCACGGATAGACACTGGATTTTCGTTAAGTTTGTCTGGCCAGTCATTGTGGCAATCATAGTTCCATTCATAGTTGTGGGGCTAATGCGAAAGTAGGTAGCTCAGATAGCACTATGTCATACCCAAATTTGAGTTTTACCAGCTGGATTTTCTTTCTCAATTTTGAATTTAACGTTAGGAGGTGAGCTGATGAAAAAGCATGAAGTGATTCATTTTTACAAGTCAGGTGGTTTTAATCACTTGGTAAATGTCTCTGTTGATGATAATTTGTTTGCCGCAGTTACCTTTACTGATAGTGAGATGAAACGAATTGAACAAAAATATCCACTAGCAAAGGATAATCTGTTTGCACTAGTGGACGGTGTAGAAATTAAATTAAAAAGTTGAGGTGACTAATATTATTTTTTCCAAAGAACGGGGGTGACACTATGCTCCAAGTTCTAGCAGCAGGATTACTAATTCTTGTGATTGGACACTGCTCATCAAACTAAATTTTAGGAGGAAACACTATGGATTTATCAATTGAGGAAACAATCGAACAGGTCGCAATGAATAGCCGTTGGTCAGTTAAACAATTGGAGTTATTGCGTAAGGTTCATGGCGACGAGTTCATCAAGAGCATGTTTGTTCTTGAATGTGACGCCGAAGAAACACAGCTTAACGACGCAATGGCCATTCAATAGTCTAATCGTATCAAACTATCGAAGAAAAAATTGCGATATATTTTCCGTTATGGGGAGTGATGTTTAATGCAAGAAGTTGCGTTTGATAAGCCGCTAGTTGGCCGAATCCGTGAATTCTTTACGAAACACCCTGAATTGCATCAAAAAGATATGGCAAAGGCGTTGTTTATGTCTGATAGCCAACTCAGCAAGCTACTTAATGGTTCAAAATTTTCTAGCTTAGCAACAAGAGTTCGGTTGGTGCATTGGGTCAAGGATATCTTGGTCAGCTGGTCGGCAGCACGAATTGACTTTGGTTTACCGTCGTTCATGTTTGATCGGCGACGAACCGGAGACTTGCTGGGATTGCTGTGCCAAGAAGAAAAAGAATCACGAGAACGTGAAGAAATACAGGCAGAATATCTGGATGCTTTAACTACTACACCGATCAGTCGGACTGCTCGGCAGACACAGTTAATTGAGATGTTTCCCAAGGAGTTGTTGGAAGACATCGGGGCAAAGCAAGCGTTATTTGCAAAAATCTGTGAAGAAAGTGATAAGGACCCGCAACCATTCATCGATGCGTACAACAAACAATATGGGGGGTGACATCATGCAAATCTCTGGTATCAGTGAAGATCAATTTGTGGATAAGATTGTGGATCGTTTAATTGAAAAGGTGTTGCCAGAGCTTAAGAAACAGGCAGAGAAACAGGAAAAAAAGGATAAAACGCTCACTAAGAAAGACGTTTATACCGACTATATCCCGTGTTCACCGAACACGTTCAATGACTTCTACTTGGCCCAGACAGACCTTCCAAGAATGCGAAAAGGCAGTCGGATAGTATTTTCTGAGAAAGCAATCATCGAGTGGAAGGAAAAGTATGGTAAAGAATACAAAATTTAGGAGGGATAAAGATGGATTTGTTTTATTACTACGTTGGTGAATGCGTGTCATGGTTCGGATTGATCTCTGGGGCAATGTTCCTAGGATTCAAGCTTGCAGAGAGTGTCCACGACATGGGCGGCTGGAAAGCATGGGCAATGGATTTCTTCGGATTGGAGGACAAAAAATGACATTTTGGCATAAAAAAAGAGCTCTGAGTGGCAGCTCAGAACTCAAAGATAACTTACATTTATCCTATTTCTATAAACTTAATTCTACTCCAGATGGGCGGTGGTTGCAATGGCGATGAACGTACCAGATCATGCAACATTCGATTTTGTCCGGTACATGAATCGGCTGGAATCACAGCCTGAAACGGGATTCATGACCAAAGATACCAATGGCAACCCCATGATTTCTGGTGAAACTTATTGGGAAGCAGAAGGCCGATATGTACCAACCGATGAAGATTCAATGCACGACTTTTTAGATGTTGAGGGTGAGGATTACGGATCCCAGATTGATTGGGACTATGACCATCTGGCAGCTATCTTGGAAGATTTTAAAGGCGCGGAGGTGATCTCATGGACGTAGTCAAGGTACACACAAGCAGTCGTTTCCAGCCTAAAGCAGTGGTTGCTACTAATTTAGCTGAACTAGATGACATTAAATCTGATCTGTTCAAGGAAGTTCAATTGTTGGCCGAGAATGATCGACTTAGCAATGATGAGATTGATCGGCTATACAGCATCAGCGACGAGCTTGTTGCTTGGTCACCCAATTTGGAGGAGGAAGAATAAATGGCTAATGAAGTAGCAGCAACACAACGCTCATTAGATGCAGATGTGCAAGATTCAATTAATCAAATGATGAACCAAGAGAACGGATTGAAGTTGCCAGCAAACTATGCCGTAGGAAACGCCCTCAAGTCGGCATTCTTTGCACTAAAGGGAAATAACGATGGGGACTTGATTCAAGTGGCTGCTCACATGCCTGAAATGAAGACTTCAATCGCCAATGCCCTCATGGATATGGTGGTTCAAGGATTAACACCGGCCAAGACCCAAGTGTACTTTATCAGATATGACAATCAGGTTAAAATGCAGCGTTCCTACTTTGGGACACAGGCGGCGCTAAAGCGACTATCTGAGGTTCACGACTGCTGGGCAAATGTAGTTCATGAAGGTGACGGACTAGAAATCGGTGCCGAAGATGATCGTTTGGTCGTAAGGGATTGGAAGCCGACGTTGGAGGGACTCGATAAGGAAATTAAGTACGTTTATGCCGTCATTGAGATGGCTGACGGAACTCACCAGCATACTATCATGACCTTCAAACAAATCAAAAACAGCTGGTCACAGACACGGTCTAAAGGGGCTGTGCAGAACAAGTTCAGTGATGAGATGGCCAAACGGACGGTGCTTAACCGGGCCGCTAAGAACATTTTAAACACTTCTGATGATTCAGATTTGGTTGTTGGAGCCATCAACAATACTACTTCCAACGAGTATGACGATGATCAAGCAGCCAAAGATGTGACGCCTAAGAAGGTTACTGATTTGATCGGTAATGCGGACACAGAGGAACCAACGCCTCCTGAATCTACTGAACAAACAGAAACAGTTGAACCAGCAGAACAAGAAGAACCGGTTGATACAAATACGGACGAAAGTAGCTCTGGCGAGATTCGTTCTATCGAAAATATGAAGCCGGGTGAAAAGCAAGACAAGGACACTGTCAACGATATTTTGGATGGCCTTGAAGAATCTGAAAATCATAAGGGGGATGGCGACGATGCAAGCAGCACCGAAGAAGGACAGGGTGAACTCTTCCCACCAGACGTTCATTCTAAATTCTGATAATTATTACAGTCAGAAGGCCAATAGAAACTTCATGAGTCCAACTTGGTTTAAGAAGTTCGTTGCCTGTGAGGCAGAGGCATTAGCTGAATTGAGAGGTGAGTGGGCACCCGATGAGGATAAGACCGCTTTATTAGTTGGTAATGACCTGCACAGCTATTTTGAGTCGTCTGAGGCCCATGAACGGTTCTTAGATGCCAACAAGGAAGTGATGTTATCCAGTCGTGGTAAGACTAAAGGCCAGCTAAAGAGTGAGTACAAGCAGACCGACATCATGATTGACTCGCTCAAAAACGACAAGACGTTCACACAGTTATATCAAGGTGAAAAGGAATCAATCGTTACTGGCGTAATTTCTGGCGTTAAATGGATGGGCAAGTTGGACTGTTTGAACTTAGATCGTGGGTATTTCATCGATCTAAAGACAACACAGGAACTGTCTAAGCGGTTTTGGGATAGCCGTACCCGTCAGTGGATACCATTCGTTCTGAAATATGACTACCAGCTTCAAATGGCTGTCTATCGCGAGCTAGTCAAGCAGCAGTACGGAATCGAGTGTGAACCCTACATTGTTGCAGTAACAAAGCAAAGTCCGCCGGATAAGGCGGTTATCACGATTCCTCATGAGTATATGGAGGATGCCTTGCAACGAATAGACGAGCAGCTACCCCATTTTGAGGATGTAATTGCTGGTGTACAGGCCCCTGTTCCATGTGGTAGCTGTGCTTATTGCCGTGAACATAAGCAGTTGGAAAACATCATCAGCGTTGATGACTTACTAGATAGTTAGGGGGTGCTGGTTTGAATTTGTTTGTTGAGCTAAAAGCGTTCCGAAATTTTCTCGAAACTAATCCCTTGAAACCCAATGCTCAAGTTTTGTGGTTCCATCTTATGATGATCGCTAACGAGAGCGGTTGGAAAAAGGAATTGTCCATACCTAATTCGGTACTAATGGCTCGAACGGGCATAGCGTCCAAAAACACCCTTATCAGTAATCGCAATATTTTGATTCAGGCCAAGCGAATTTCTTATAAATCACGAGGCCGTACTAGGGCAGGAATTTATGTCATCACACCTTTTGATGAAACTTCTAGTCCTAAAGGTGAACCAGTTTCTTCACCAAGTAATACCTCTAGTCCTATAAATGAACTAGAAACAGGACTAAGTTCTTCACCAGTTTCTTCACCAAGTTCTTCACCAGAAACTTCACCTTATCTAGACATAGACTCAGACGTAGACAAAGACAAGACTAGTTCATTAGGTTCTAGTAGGGATGGACTTAATCAATTTAAGTCAACGCGCACGTACGTGAGTCATTGGCCGACCCCGAACAAGGATATGACCTCTCAGCTTAAACTCTACCGGCAAGAAGTGGGAGATGATCTATTGACCCACAGCCTTGAATATCTTGCTAAGAATAACGTTAGCCCGGCTGGTGTGCCTAAATATCTTGAAAAAGTGATTAATTGCTGGGTGAAAAACGATATTACGACAGTCTCTGATGCCTTGAACTATGAGAAAAACAGAACCACCGTTCCATCAGGAGACGGTGACGTTCCTGATATACCGATTTTTAAACTAACAGATTAGGAGGCTACAACATGAAAAATTTACAAGAATTAATTATGGGCAGTGATAGCGATAGCGTTGCAGTTGATGCTCGAGGATTGCATGACTTTTTGGAGGTTGGGAAAGACTTCTCAACTTGGTTTAAAGACATGACTGATTACGGGTTTGTCGAAGGTAAGGACTTTTCCCCACTTTCGGGGAAAAGCCGTGGTGGTCGGCCTCGCATTGAATATGCAATGGCTTTGGACATGGCGAAAGAGGTGTCAATGATTCAGAGAACACCAAAGGGCAAGCAGGCCCGCGAGTACTTTATTTCGATGGAGAAGCGAGCCAAGCAAGCCGAACTGGTCATGACGCCAGAACAGAAAATTGACTTGTTGATTGAGACTGGGAGCCGTGCCAATCATCGGCTAGACCACGTTGAGGAACGCATGGACGACTTCGAGGAGAACCGCCGACTAGAGACTGGCGACTATACGACAGTCAGCCGTGGCGTATCTAGGGCAGTCAATTTCTACGTTCGTGACCGTCATCTGCAGTTGACCAAGGAGCAACGGTCGGCACTGTATAAAGATATCAATGGCGGACTAAATCAAGTTTGTGGCGTCCGTGCACGAATCCAGATTAAGGCCAAGGATTTCGACAAAGCTATGAAGTACATCGATGACTGGCGGCCAAGCACTGCTACCAAAATGTTGATTCAGCAGACAGAATTGCCATTGGCAGGTGTCGCCGGTGATTGAGTTAGTCGTATATGGTGAACCAGTACCAGCAGCGCGGCCACGTTTTAATCGTAGCGGACATGCGTATGATCCGTTGAAAAGTCGGGCGTATAAGCAGTACGTGTCATTAGAAGCTAGCAAACAGTATCACGGTGATTTAATTGGCCGGAAACCACTAGTGGTTCATATAGCAATTTATCGGCCAATACAGACCAGTGTCAGTAACATTGAACATGCTAGGCGGGCCCAGAACGTTCATCGGCCAATAGTTAAACCAGACACGTCCAATTACGTCAAGCTCATTGAAGACGCGCTCACAGGCGTTATCTGGGAGGATGACAACTGCATTGTTGATTTAACGGCCAGTAAGTACTACTCAGACGATCCGAGAATTGAAGTTACAGTTACTGAGACGGGAGCGAAGAGGCCAAATAATTTAAAAGAGCCTCATTATTAATACTTTATTGGCCCCAGATTCTAGTGCGATGAGCCAATTGCGAGCTAAAGCTGATAGAAAGGTTTAGGGTCGAAGGTACACTCTTAGGTGAATAATGGAAAGAGGATTGACTAAAATGGCGAGCAATTCAAAACTAATGGGATTAATTAATGACGCTGAAGATAATTATGGAAAGCCAAGTAATTGGCCTGAAAAGGTTACTGAGAAGATTAATGCGGAGGCTAATCGAATTAATGATTACGAACACACACCAGCAAATGAGGTATTACGTCATTTGATTTGTCATGGGTATACAAATACTCAAATTACGTTAGATGAACAAAGATCTTCAGGATACATTCAAAGCTTACGCAAACAGATGAAAAATAATGGTGAACTGCACTTTCAAGCCACGCCGGATGAGTTAAGACAGCTGGCATACAACGTTTCTCACATAAATAGGCCTAACAACCAAGTAATTGCTAGGGTTATGCACCGTGATAAGGATTGGGTGCGCTGCATGCGAGAGAAGCTACGGGAGGCAGACAATGAAGCACGGCGATAAGGTGTATTGCTACCGACGCCACGATAAACAGCCTGCAACATGGATATGCTGGATCACTCGTGGGGATAGGCGGTTAGCAATGGTGGAAATTAAAGGCGGTCACAGGCATATTGAGGTGGCACCGAATGATGTTGAGATTGGGAGGAAAAATGATGTTTAGAGCATACATTAAAGATACTGATGATCTGGATTACAACGATGTTCCTCACAAGGGACACTTTGTTTATGGCAATCTTATTGAAGGAGGAAATCAGAGTAATACTGATGCAATTGTTGGTGATTTAATCGAAGCAACTGACGAGTATATAAATCCTGAATGGTGGTGCTCTATTGAAAAAGGTTCGGCTGAACAGTCTACCGGCCTAAAAGATGCCAATGGCAAGGATATATACGAAGGCGACATTGTTAAGTCTAGCTATAAGTATGCTCAACCTAAAATTTCACAAGTTATTATGGAGGATGGCAATAGCTATATCCTTGGAGAAGACTTGGCTACTGGGAATGAGATGCTAGTTAGTGACCATATTAATGAGATTGAAGTCATTGGTAACATACACACGAACAGATTGAGTATCGCAATTACATGATGCAAGGTATGGCAAGCTATGGCGGCGATGTGGCACTCAACCATGCAGTTTATGAGCGTGGGTTATAGCTGGAAAAGCAATCACAAAATATTTAGACAGCAAAAAAGGGCTGACACAACAGCCCTTACCCAAATTTGTTCTTACTCAATGGTCAACAAATTAATTATACCATTGATAGGGGCTGAAAGGGTTGGCTGAATTGGATTTTGACAATGTGAATATGGGAAGTCTCTTCCCAGAAGTAGATGCTGGAGCAACTTTGCAAAACGTGACACACTTTTTATCTGTAGTATTGCCTAAGATGGTCCGTATCAGTGGACAGTCAATGAGCGACTTAAAATCACCTAGCTATGATGGAATGCCAAAATCTCAGCCATCAGGTAACGCGACAGAGTCAAGAATTGTGCGGCGGCTATATGCCGAAGAAGTCGTCAAACGGACAATCCAAGCAATTAAACACTGTGATAAAGATTGCCAGAATATCTTAGATGAACTATATCTACAAGAACTATCAGATACCATGTGCTTTATGGACTTAGGATTTTCTGAGTCCAGCTATTTCCACGTTTGGAAGCCAAAAGCACTATTACAGTTTGCCGATTGCTACATGCTTGATGATCTCCATATTTTTAAAAAAAGCAGTTTTGATGCAGTTTGAGTGCAGTTTTTGTGCAGTCGGACAGCAGGCACTATCCAATTTTTGGGTGTAAATTGGTACCATAAGCGATTGATGAAATGGACGTGCATAGCTCAACGGCAGAGCAAAGAAGATACGGGTTCGACTCCCGTTGCACGTATTGGTGAGCATTACAAATTGGGAGGCGACTCCCCTTCATTTAAACGCATGTTCTAACTCGCCAAACTCCTGCATAAAATTGGCCGGCCTGCATAACCGGTCTTTTGGACCTTTAACTCAGTCGGCTAGAGTAGACGGCTCATAACCGTTCGGTCGTAGGTTCGAATCCTACAAGGTCCATTGACCCTAAACAAATTTTTGCTTAACGCTGGGTCATAAAACTAAACTGAAAAGAGGTGAAAACTTCTCTCAGTTTAGTTTAAAATTAGTCTGAGGAGCCGCCCTACCACAAACGGCTCCTTTTTTGTACATATATGAGGTGACTGAGATAAAGAGTTATTGAAGTGTGTAGCGTGCCATATACTCTTGAAAATAAAAACAGTAATATGGTATTCTGTTTTTCGAGGAGGAGATATCTTTGAATAAACTTGATGATAAGGATATTCGTGCGGTATTAAGAAAGATGGTTTCGGCGTACAAGAACGCGAGAGTCTTTGATGAATATACAACATATTCTGGAAAATCTAGAGCGGACTTAGTGGCAATAAATGGTCATGTCAATGCTTTTGAAATTAAAAGCGATTACGACTCGTTGAATAGATTAGAAAATCAAGTTAGAGAATATGACCTTAACTTTGAAAGAAATTGCATAGTTGCAGGCGAAAAGTATATAGAAGAAGTCTCCAAAATAGTGCCCGATCATTGGGGAATAATCATGGCAAGACGAAACAGAGAAAATAAAGTTAGCTTAAATTACAAAAGAGTGGCCAAGTTGAATCCCAATCTTGATTTTGTTTCATTTACTGGCCTACTAGAATCATCCAAATTGAGAAAAATAATTCTCGATAACAATTTTTATGCAAAAGCAGGACTAAATAGGGATGCGGTCAATGGTATGTTTAAATATGATCTGATTGCTTATCTAGATAGCAAACTTAGTAGATATCAAAAAAGCACTCTAAAGGGAGTTATTCGTGCCAAACTAAAAGAGGAGTAATACGCAATCGACCGTTGCATATTGCTCCTCTTCTAATTTACTCAGCGCACAAAACAATGTGATGCTCTATCCCTAAAGAGGCCCAGGTAGAAGGGTTGCCACGATTGGTGTCAGTTGAGTCGCGTAAATCGGCTATATATCTATCTGCCCAACAATGTGTTTTACTGAAGTTAGCAAAGTTAACTATTTCGTCACATACTTCTGAAAGATTATAGTTTCCCTTTCTTTGACCATTGCGAACTAAGATGTATCTGTCAGACGTTGTATATTTTATCTGAACATTAGATATAATTTTTTTATCGGTATAATCTATTTGTATTGGCGATACAGTTGTGTAGTCTCCAAAATTAATTTCTAAATTAGATAGTTCGAAATCTCTTGAACAATCTCTTGAAATAGATTTAAATAGTTCATAATCAAAACGGGGGCATTCATAATTTTCGGTAGATTTTGTTGGGATTATTGCAGGAATAGAACCACTTAAAATAAACACTCTTTTAGAAGCATGTTTAAAAATAGTAAGAAACGACGTAACAAGCTCTATATCTTCTTGTAGATAATTACTATCAACATATCCGAGATCTAAAATTATATTATTAGGTATTTGGGATATGTGAGATTTAAGCCAACTGAGAAAAAAAGGATTCTCAAGATAGTCTTTATTAACTTCAATATAATCAATTGAACCCATTTCAGATAACACGTCTTCTGATTCCAGCAACGATGCAGGAAAGGCAATTTCTATTTTATCAAATTCAGTATTGTCTGAAATCAGTTGGTGCAAATATTTAATGTCAGATCCCTCTAATTCACGGGTATCAATAAGAAATTTGCCATTATATTTAGATGATATTTTTGTTAAAACATCTTCAGTGGCTTCGTTTATTTGGAGCAACGGAAGAATGTTTTGAATATCATCTAGTTCGGCTTGTTGTAAAGCTCTCAGCTCGCCTTGTTTATTTTTTAGTGCTGGCATGTACATTAGTATCTCCTCCTTATATGTGTATTATCGTATGATAATACATATTAATCAAGAATTTGGTATCGCTTTCTTTTCAGCTGCTTGACTACCAAAAATACGGATATATCACGAGACAAGAAATAGAGACTGAGGATCGCCTAGATAAGTGAAGCGTCGTGCTAAAAGCATGGCGTTTTTATTTTGCCCAAAATTAAGGAGGTGGCCGGCATGGCCAGAATGATCAAAACGAAGTTTGGCCTTGTCAGCCGCACAGAGGCATGTTGCTTGGGTGAGTTAGAGCAGCAGTTGACGGCCAGTGGGTGGATAAGAAACCACGACGATCGCGTAAGCCACGTGTTACGGTGTGGTGAAGAAGTGATATTGCTAACAAAACCGTGAACAGGCATAATATTCATTAGTAGTATGAGGAGGAAAAAATATGGAGGTCATGTTAGCGACGTCATTCTTAGGACTAGAGATTGGCAGTTGGTCTAGTTGGATATTTGGCATATCGTCCTTTTTTGTGGGCGGGGTATCACTCTACGTTGCGATGCGTAATCCCAAGTTAAAATTATCCGCTAATTCATATAAAGAAAATGGTAAGGCATGGGTTCAAATTTATAATGGATCCAAAGGAGAGGGTGTTGTTAAAGTTGAGAGGGGGAGCTGTAAAGAACTAAATCAGTCTGCTTCTTTATGGTATCCAATACATGCAAAAGATATTTGTGTGATTGAATTAATGGAAGCGAAAAAGGCTGAGAGCATTATTTCGAAAAATGCAACGGATGCAGTTTACCTTACTGTTAGAGATGATAGAAAAAGTCGCATTATATTTGAATTGCAAACAGCAGAGTTATCAAACGGACAAGAGACGGCTATCTCATCTATTTGCACAAATGCCAATAGTTAGGCACTGCATGTGCAGTATTTTTTGTGTAGTTGAGGAGGACTGATCATGCGATGTCAAAATATTGAGGGCTTAATAATTGGGACGGTGACGTTTACTGGCGGCGTCCTGATAGGGTGGTTGGCCTGCCTATGGTAAAACGCAAACAAACACCCATGTATTGGCAAAATGGCTCATATGCGTCTAAAACAGGGCATAAAATTGAACGCGATTTGGACCCGTGGGTCAGAGAGCAGTATGCAAAGCATCACTCGCAAAAGAGTGGTGCTTTTTCTGTAGGCGAAATCACAAAAGTAAAGGATGATAGCAATGCGCATCACAGTTAAGCTTAATCCAGAAAACGTAGTTCAATTTTCATGGGCTTATTCGTATAACCAAGAAATAGAATATGAAGGCTCTCCCTGTTACGTCACAGGGATGGAAAGGAATGTCCATGGTGATTTTTATGCCCAACTAAGTCCGACGCCAACAAATGAACTGACCGAAAAACAACGGAAAAATTTGTTTGCTGAAAAGTTTATTCGGGACACGTTGGTTGATTAGTCTCGGTATTTAGCAGCAATTACAAAACAACACGGATGTGGGGAGGTGGTGAGCACGGTTGTCAAGACGAAGAAATCCAGACCGGGACAAGGCTAAATCGATTTGGCTGGAATCCGGAAAACAGGAGCCGCTTAAAGATATTGCCGCAGAGCTGGGTGTGTCCGCTTCGACGGTCCGTAAGTGGAAATCGACGGACCATTGGGACGAGAACGCGAAAAGGAGCGCTCCGATTCAAACGGAGCGTTACGATTCACTCTACGAGAATCATAATGCAGTTGGTAACCATGGTGGGGCGCCGCCGCACAATCATAATGCGGTCACTCATGGCCTGTTCGCTAAGTGGCTTCCCGATGAAACCAGCGATATTCTGCAGATTGTGGAGCAACAATCGCCGGCCGATATTATCTGGCAAAACATCACGCTACAGTACACGGCAATTATCAGGGCACAGCAAATTATGTTTGTGCAGGATCAGTCTGATATGAGTAATGAAGTGTCTAGCATTGGAAATGTTGAGTCCTATGATGTGCAGTATGCGTGGGACAAGCAGGCTGCCTTTATGGCGGCACAGTCCCGGGCAATGGGTACGTTGGGGAATTTGATCAAGCAGTTCGTAGCGATTGCTGATGAAAACGACATCCGCCGCAAGCGTATCACGTTGATGGAGGCCCAAGTTGATAAAGCTAAGGCTGAGGTTGCTCAGCTTAAGCGTGATAGCGACCGCGATAACCTACCACTGCCGACATTTGTTGACGACGTACCGGTTGAGGACGAAGAGATTGGAGGAGATGCCGATGGTAACGACAGCTAAGCGACCGAAGATAAAGATTAAGTACCTGATTGGTCATGGCTACAATGAGTTTTGGCGTGACCGACACTTTTATCGCGTAGTCAAAGGTTCTCGTGGATCTAAGAAGTCTCGGACCACGGCGTTAAACTTCATCTACCGGATTATGAAGTATCCTTGGTCTAACCTACTAGTTGTCCGTCGGTACTCCAACACAAATCACGATTCAACTTACACAGTTTTAAAATGGGCGATTAACCGGCTTGGGGTTAGTCGTCTTTTCAAATGCAACGAAGGAAAACCGGAAATTACTTACCTGCCCACGGGGCAAAAGATTATTTTCCGAGGGTTGGATGATCCCTTGAAAGTTACTTCGGTTGATGTGGACACGGGTCTGCTGTGCTGGGCCTGGTTCGAGGAGGCGTACGAAATCGAAAACTCGGATAAGTTCGAAACAGTTGTTGAATCTATTCGTGGGGGCCTAGATGACCCTTACGCTGATCACCAGTACGTGCCTGCTGACGAGTTAATCAAGCGGGAGAAGTGGAAGAAGGAGTTCTTCAAGCAAATCACGCTAACCTTTAACCCTTGGTCAGAACGGCATTGGTTGAAACCAATGTTTTTTGACCCGGAGACACGTAAGCCAGATGTCTTTGCTCGAACGACTACCTTTAGGGTCAACGAGTGGCTTGATAAGCAAGATAGGCAAAGATACCTAGACTTGTATCGAACTAACCCTAGACGGGCTCAGATTGTCTGTGACGGCAAATGGGGAGTTGCTGAGGGACTTGTATTTGAAAACTGGGTTGTTGAAGACTTTGACGTCAATAAGGTAGTAGCAGAGTCGGATGGCGTAGGTCACGGGATGGACTTTGGGTTCACTCATGACCCCACGACCTTTGCTGAAGCTGCTATTAATCGTGAGACCAAGGATATCTGGATTTTTAAAGAGTTGTATCAGAAGGCCATGACGACACAGGACATCTTCGATTGGTTGGACGATAACCACTATCTGAAATCAGACATTGGCGCTGACTGCGCTGAACCCCGTTTGATTGATGAGTTACAGGCTAAAGGCGTGCGGCGTATGCATGCGTCGATTAAAGGCCCTGATTCAATCGACTATGGAATCAACTTCTTGCAGGGCTATCGAATCCATATCCTGCCTAGTTGTGTGCATGCGATTGAAGAGTTTAACACGTACGTTTTTGACCGTGATAAGGACGGAAACTGGTTGAATAAGCCGGTAGACGCCAATAATCACTTTATTGATGCACTTAGATACGGACTAGAAAAGTACATTATTCAATACGAATCACTAGAGAAGCGCTTCGGCGTTGTATAAGCAAGGAGGTGAGTGAATGAGCAAAGATATTGTGGGACTTGATGGTAACCCGTTGATTATGGACTTTATGCAGACCAAGCAGGCCCCAACGGCAGGAACACGACACCCAGACCCCTTCCGTATGCAGCGGCCGGGGATGGGACACCATTTGGGTTACTACGAGTTGGAGCAACTTTATCGGGGTAATTCGATGGCCCGAAACATCGTGGACATTCCCGCTGAGGATATGACCCGTAATGGCTGGCATATCAAGATGGACGATAATGCCCTAGCAGCTAAGTATGAGGCACGATTAAATGAGTTGAACGCCCAGAAACGATTCAAGGACCTTTACCGATACTCACGGCTTTACCGAGCGGGGTATATCGCTATCAGTACGACCGAGAGCTGGAATTATGGTCTTGAGGACCCTTTGAACCCGGACAGACTGTTGCGAATCCCATTTCTTACGGCATTTAGCTCTAAGAAGGTCAACGAGACCAAGTTCGATGATGACGTCTTCTCACCAACTTACGGGCAAGCTCTAAGTTATCAGATCAACAACGGAACCGCTGACGTGCAAGGGTCAAATTATTATGGGGTACAGCAGGTAGATAAGTCACGTTTGCTTCGCCAACAAGAACTGCGGTTCGAAGATGAAACGGAAGGTATCTCGCTATTGGAGACCATTTACGACATCTTAATGACGATGGATACAGGGCTCTACTCGGTCGGTGAGATTCTTTACGACTACGTTTTCAAGGTTTTCAAGTCCCCATCGGTTGACGACACGAGCCCCGATAAGCTGTTGCAGGTCGGGGCGGCTGCTTCGTCAAAGTTTAGAACTGAGTCCACCGCATTAATTAGTGACAAGGACGAGTTGACCAAAGAATCAACCAACGTCGGTGGCATCGACAGCTTGCTTGATTTCTTGTGGGAATACCTTAGTGGCGCGGCCCGCATGCCCAAGTCGGTTCTTAAAGGCCAAGAGGCTGGAACACTGACTGGGGCACAGTATGATGTGATGAACTACTATAGCCGCATTGCTTCGGACCAAGAGAACAAGATGCGACCACAGCTGGAATATTTGCTCAAATTGCTTATGCGAGCCAGTGATGAGTGCGGCGGATCGCTAGACCCCGACACCGTTAACTGGTCCATCGAATTTAACCCGCTATGGTCGGTTGATTCGCAAACCGATTCACAGATTCGCCTAGCAAATGCCCAGGCCGACCAGATTTATATTCAAAACGGCGTACAAGGACCTGAAGAGGTTCGAGAGGCACGTTTTGGTTCCAGTGGCATGGACCCGGATGGTTCCGTTGATATGGACAGTATGAGTGATGACGAGCGCCGGGCGGTAGTTGAGGCTTATCGCAAAGAACACGGCGGTGATTAGCCATGAGAGTGCCACACACGCGTTATCCACTAAGAATTGAGAAATCATACGCACATACTGTCGGTAAGGCTGTAGGCCAAGTTGAGAGCACTACACTGCTGCTACTTAAATCGGAGGTCAAGCCTGTAATCAACCGGGGAACCGTTAACGACTCACTTTACAACGACGACATGATCGACTGGGTTGAGTCTCTGATCGAACGGCTAAAAGAATTGATCCTCGGTTCGTTCACTGATACCGACGCCCAGCAAATGGTTGAGCGGTTTATGTCGGCTATCAGTACTAGCAATCGTGCCAACGTGTCGTCACAGATTCAGGCTCACGAGTTGGTGAAGCATGCAACGTTGCTTCCTAGTGGTAAGCCGGTAATCATGGCAATTAATCCAGTCGCAGGGGATGCGCAGCTTGACGGCTACGTCAAAGGTAAGATTGCCGAAAATGTCAGTTACATCAAGGGTATCCGCGATGATTATGCGACGAAGATTGAGCAGATTATCTACCGTGGCGTCACCAAGGGGCAGTCTTATGGTGAGATGGCGGAAGCAATCCGTCACCAAGGCAAGATGAGTCGCAATCGTGCCGCTTTCATTGCCCGGGACCAGTCCGGGACTATCTACAGTCAGATGACCCGTACTAGGCACCAAGCAGCTGGAATTAACCACTTTCAATGGCGTGGAATGATGGACGAGCGTGAACGTGCCAGTCATGTGGCACGTGAAGGCATTATCTACAATTATGACACGGCTGACTTACTCCCCGGAGAAGATTATGGGTGCCGTTGTACTGGTGATCCGGTTTTTGATGACGAATTAGATGATTCAGAAGAATAACGAAACGAAGGGAGGTGAAAGTATGGCAGATACAAATTCATCTAGTGCCGCAAGTACGCCAAGCTCTGCAGCACCTAGCTCTAAAATCGCTACTAGCATGTATGCTTCGAGTACGACACCAGCAGCACCAGCAACTGAGCCTAAGAGTACGGTCAAGACCGTGACCTTAAAAGAAGGCGACAAGCTATGGCGGGTTGCCACTGATGCTGGTATTTCACTGGACACACTTGTAAAGATTAATGGCTTGAAGAACTACTCGGTTAAGCCCGGTAAGGTTCTGCAATTGCCATAGGAGGTGATTGCATGAAATTTTATGATCGTGCTGAGCTTGGCAAGTATACTGAAACGCCTGAAGGTTATTTACACGGCGAGTTTCCGATTACGCGTCCCGGAGTCTTCCCGTATATGCGTAATGGTGGAAGTGTCTCCCAAGTGGCAAAGCTTCCGGATGAGGTATTTTCTAAGGAGACCATCGAATCTGCTAACAATAAGCCATTGACTAATGACCACCCAAACGTGGGTGTTGATGTGCGGAACTTCAAGGCATTATCTGTAGGGATGACCGACAGTGACGCCCACGTTGAAGACAATAAGCTGGTAGTTGGGGCAACCATTACGGACCCAGACATGATTGCTCAGGTTAAGTCGGGTAAGCGGGAACTTTCTATTGGCTTCAATGCTGACGTTCCTACAGAATCCGGAGAGTACGGCGGAGCCCAGTATGACGCCGCTCAGCGTAATATCAAGATAAATCACATTGCTATCGTAGATAGAGGCCGCGCAGGTCATGGAATTTCAATTCATGACAGTGCGGCTTTTGTTATGGATGACGATTCTAATATACAAGGAGGAACCAAAATGGCAACAATGATCATTGATAACCAATCTTTTGAGGCCGACCAGCGGGTTATTGACGCTGCGAACGACACTAAAAAGCAACTGGTTGCAGCAGAAGCCCTCGTGGCAAAGCTGAAAAAACAATTAGCTGGGTCCGAAGACACCGCGGCTAGTTCTAAGAAGGAAGCTGATTCACTTAAGGGCGAACGGGATGCCTTGAAGACTCAGCTTAAGGATGCTCAAGATAAGCAACTTGACCAAGACGCCTTAGACAAGCGCATTGACGCACGGCTTGCACTTCAGACTAGTGCAGCTCGTTTTGTTGGTGATAGCTTCGACTTCAAGGGGAAGACTGACCGGGAAGTTAAGGTGGCTGCCATTAAGACCACCAATGATGCCTTTGATGAAAGGGATAAGTCTGACGACTATATCAATGCATTCTACGATTCTGCGGTTTCCTTGGCAGATAAGAAAGGGTTCACTCACACGTTGGGTGGCCAAGGTGGGAATCAAAACGAAACTGACTCGGTAGATAAGCTCAAAGGCGACCGAGCCAACGCCTACAAGTAAAGGAGGGATAACTCATGGGATTAATTCCACGACCACAAATGTACATGGACCCCAACATTGGGTTGGGCAAGATTGCCGACATTCGGCACACAGAAGTTGACTCTGCAGTCGCTGCTGGGGTAGTCGCTGCCGGGGCTGCCGTTCAAATGAGCTCAGGGGCTGTTACGACCGTTAGTGACGGTAAGTTCTATGGCGTTGCAGTAGCCAAGGACTACGTCGATAACTTGGATGATTCACCACAAACGTCTAAGTACAAGGCTAAGCAGATGGTTCCTATTTTGCGTAAGGGGACCATCAACGTTGCCATCACGGCCGATGTTGCGGAAGGCCAGCCAGCTGCTGTTGACGGGACGACTGGGAACTTCAAGCCGGCTGCAGGTGCTGACACGATTGTGGGGACGTTCAAGACAGCGGGTAAGTTTGTTGCCGACGACGCCACTGCGGGCTCAACGGCACAACTTCAAATTAACTTGCCATAAGGAGGCGACAGTAGATGCCACAAGAATTAGCAATGATTGAAAATCGCGACTTAATCGCGATGGAAAAGACGGTGCTTAAGGCACCACAAGAAGAATTAATTGGTCGGTCACTGTTTCCAACCATTCCTGGGGTAAATCCAGGGGCAGAGACCTACGGATACAGTCTAATGACTCGGCACGGTGCTGCCAAGGTTATTGCCAACGGGGCCGATGACTTACCGATGGTCGACGAAGACGTTAAGCGAGCTTATCAGCCAATCTACACTATTGCCGCTGGTATTCACTTCACGTATCAGGAAGTATTTGCCGCTCAAATGGCCGGACAACCGCTTCAAACGGATAAAGCTGAAACGGTCCGCCGGGCAATCTCCGAGAAGGAAAATGACATCATCTTCAACGGGGAATCAAAGGTTGGTATCACCGGTCTGACAAACCTTGAAGGTATTCAGGCAATGAACGCTGACAAGAAGTTTTCAGAGTCGACCGGGGCAGAGATGCAAGAGACCTTGCGTAAGGCTAAGTCCTTAATCACTGTAATTCCAGGGTTCAATCAAGCACGGTTGAAGCTAGTTTTAGCACCAGCCCAATATGAATCTTTGAACTCACGTTACAGCGACTACGACTCCCGCACCATTTTGGAAGTCATCAAGGCCGCTGGCTGGTTTAGCTCCATCGAAACGACCTCCGCATTGGTAGGCAAGGGGTTGGATAACTCAGAATGTGCGATGATCTTTGATTCCACTTCACAAACCGGTGGTTTCTTGCTCCCTCGTGACGTTACGCAGTTCCCACAAGAAGCACATTATCCTAACACGATTGTGCCTTACGATGAACGGACCGGTGGTCTGGTAATCAAGACGCCGTACGCCATCGTTAAGTTGTCAGGAATCTAAGGAGGACGCCATGTTAGTTAAAAATAAGGGTAAATTCATCCATAATGTTGGTGGGGTGCAACTGGTCCCCGGTTCTAACCAGCTCACCAAGAAGCAATCCGAAGCATTCAACGCGGCTATCAAGTCGAACAAGTTGAATGCTTTTTTAATTGAAAAGGGCACCTTATCTGCTGTTGAAGGTAAGGGTGGCAAGGATGTGCAAAGTGTTACTGATATGACCCTTGACCAAGCGCTGCCTGAGATTGCTGACACCGTATCGGTTGAGACACTGACCAAGTGGTTAGCCGATGAACAACGCGGCGCCGGTCGTAAGAAGATGGTGGACACGTTGAAGGCTCGGATTGCTGAATTAAAGACCCCGGAAGACGAATAGAGGTGGTCTAAGTGGATGAAGCGGATAAGAGCACCATCCAGAACGTTCGTCTGATTCGGTCGGACTTGGCGAAGGTCAGTGACGATACCATTCAACTCGCGATTGATGACGCTTGGACCGAGGTTCAGAGCCACGGCTTCCCCGCACAGTATCAGGAGCAGGCATGTCGTTACTTAGCGGCTAGTCTGATTAACCGCGAAGATGATCGTGTTTCTCTGAAGCAAGTTGGGAATTTGAAGAAGCAATATTTCAAGGGTGTCAACGCTTGGGCCGACCGGTACAAATACTTGTTGAGCCAGTTCGGTGATGGTGGCTCCCTCAGAATTGTGGTGATTTGATGGAAGATTTTGACAGAATCCCAGATGTCGAACGGGAGATGGCAGAGTTAAGTCATCTACAGTTGCAGGTTGGGATATTTGGTGAGGACGGGTCGTTTATGCAAATGATTGCGTCCGCCAACGAGTATGGCGCTGATATTGAACCGAAAAACGGCAAATGGTTGACGATTCCCACCGAGAATGCGCCAAAGGGAGCCAAGGCACGAGATATTGAGGGACTTTTTCGACCTAAGGATAAAAATATTCTTGCTGTCAGTGATGGTAAGGGCGGACTTATCCCGATGTTCTACCTAGTAAAAAAGGTCCATATTCCGGAGCGTTCCTTCATTCGGTCGACTTTTGATGAAAAGGTGGACGACTGGATCGAGTACATTGTTGACCGAGTAGTTGATTTAGGGATGGGTGAAAGCAGGGCCACAGCTAGAGAGATTATGGAGGGGTTGGGTATCCGCATTAAGCGCGATATCCAGAACAAAATTCGTTCCATTGAGTCACCAGCCAACGCTCCCGCAACTATCGCCAGAAAAGGTTCTAGTTCCCCGCTGGAGGACACCGGACACCTACTTCAAGCCGTTACTTATAAGGTGGTGAACGTCTGATGTATGAAGAATTTGCCGACATGCTAGTGGAATTTGGAATCCCACTGCTAGTGTATCTACCTGCTAATGGCGAGGGTGGTCACTTAGAGCATGGAACTTGGGTTAAGGACTCTGAGACGCCACCAGTTGAGGTCAGTGAGCCACTGGTGGTGCCATCCAAGACATCGCTGTATAGCATGGAGGTTCAGCATAATGAGGGTGGGGAAACGCAGTCTTATGATGCCGTTTGGTATTCAACGATGGAGGCACCTGAGGGAACAGTCGTTGAAAATAAGCGGACCGGTCGAAAATACGTTGTTGACCACGAGCGGGATTATACGGATTACTCTGACGTGTACGAGTACGACCTGAAGGGGGCAAGTAACCATGACTGACGGTTCTTTTGAGTATGGAGCGCTGGCTGATGTTTTAATTGACGAGGTCAAAGAACTAGTGGGATGTGACTTAGTTGAGCAGGACTTCGCTGGCCCACAGCGGGCTTATCCTTTCTTCACTTACAAGATCACCACGCCTTACATCAAGGATATGGAGCAAATGAATAGCGGTGAGATGTTCGATTTGACGGTCTCAATGGCTTGCTGTAGTGACAACAGCATTAAGGCTCAAGACCTCGCTATGAAGCTCTTTAAGAATCTCAAATCTGATAACGTGCGTCGCAAACTTCGAACGGATCACGATATCGTCATTGCCGATGTTGATTCTTTCGACAACCGAAGCGTTTTTCAGTCCGTCAATTATGAACGGCGCATTGGGTTTGATTTACACCTTCGAGTAGTGGATGGCTTTCATGAAGATATTCCAACCATCGATAAGATTAACTTAGACAATACAAATTAAGGAGGTAGCTAAATGACTGTAGCTACGAAGATTGGTGACATCACTGTTACGATCGATGTCAACCACCCGGTAATCCCTGTTGGCTTAGGGGTCCCGGGACTTTTTATTAAAGGTGATACCCAGAAGGACCAAGTGTATTCAAGCTTGGACGCCTTAGAAGCTGACTACGCGGAAGGCACTGACATCTATAAGGCGGCATCAGCATACTACGCACAGCCAAATGCAGGAACCACGATTGAAGTAATCACCTACACAGCGTCCACAACTGGTGCTGACACGAAGGCAACGACTGGTGGGATTTCTGCGGCCGCTGCCGCTTACTTCTTTAGTGTCTGGCATTTCGCCGTTGTTATCGGTGACAATGACGCAGATCAGCTGGAACTGAGCAACTACATCGAAGAACAGAACTTTAAGTTCTTAGTTGCGGAGTTCCCCACGCCGGATGCAGCGAAGGCTTACACCAATAAGCGGACCATTAACCTCATTCATAAGGCCACGACGGATAACTTTCCGGTGGCCTTTTTGGGTCGAGTAGCTAACCAAACGGTCGGCTCTGTGACGTGGAAAGGTAAGGGTGATTTAGTGGGCGTTGAGGTCGATGACTTGTCCTACCCCGAGTATGCAGCAATTGAGGCGGCTCACGGTATTTGCTATGTAGTCAAGGGGAAAAAGGCCGTTAGTTCTAACGGATGGACAGCTTCAGGAGACTGGATCGATGTTTTGCATGGCAGTGATTGGGTCAAGGTCAATATTGAGTCAGCGCTCCAAGACTTGTTGAACACGCAAGATAAGATCACTTTCGATGATCTTGGATTTGCTCAACTTCAAGCAGTTGTTGAGAAGGTTCTCTCTACGGCCTATGCCAACGGCATCATTGCCTACGATGCCACGACTAAGGCAGCTGACTATTCAGTTACGGCTGATAAGTATGCCGACCTGTCTGTTGAGGACATCAAGAACCGTCAATACAACGGGATTCACTGGTCTTATACGCCTGCCGATGCTGTGCATGGCATGAAGGTCGGCGGTACTCTCGATTTTCCATACTAAAGGGGTGATAAATAATGGCTAAATGGAATTACGATGCAACTGATGTCAAGGTCATTGCTGATAGTGAACCCATGTACGGATATCAACCCGGAGACATGGTCTCAGGCGAACGAGCCAACAACTCTGAAGATTATGATGTTGATGCTCAAGGCTGGGGTGTTTTTAGTACAAACAATGACATTCATGGAACTATCACGATTAACCTGTCTGCTGGCTCACCAGCGAACCTTAAGTTGATGGCTCTCGCTAATGCCCATAAAGAATTTACATTGAGTGTTACGACGCCACACGAACGGGTTTACTCGAATCAGGCCAAAATCCAAAAGGTACCATCATTTGGTGCGGGGACCAAGACCGGCGTTAAAGCATGGGTAATCTTGTGCATTGACTACAACGATGAAATGAGCGAATAAAACTAGACGCTTAGGGTTCGACTCCCTGAGCGTTTTTTGTACCAAAAATTTATGTAAAGGGTGATTACAAATGACTGTAGCAAAGAAAACTGTATCGCAAGACACTAAGGCAACTAATGAGGTAGCGAAGGCGCGGCAAAAACGTGATGAAGTAGAACGGATGCCACTCAAGCGGATGGGTAAGACTGAAACCATCACGGTTGATGATTACGATGGCCCCAAAGACTACACGTTCTTTTTCCCTGGCTTAAAGAAGGCCCACCAAATTGTTGACTTTGCTCGCATGGGCAATGGTGTCGTTGATAACTCTGTGTACAACGAGAGCTTAATGAAAACGGTAATTGTAGAACCTCAGACGAACTGGGATTACTGGGATGAACATGATGGTTATGGCAAGGTCATGGACGAAGCTGATCGGTTTCTTGGCGAGTGGCTGCGCAAGTAATCGAAAAGGAATGCAATTGGAGCTTGCCTATCGGAATAATCGGCAGTATGAGTGGCCGGTTGAGATGGGGATTGCTACGCGTGAAGAGGTTGAGTTAGCGACCTTTGACGAACTAGAAATGTTTAACTATCAAGCTGATAAAAAGTTTGAATTGATGCAAGGATTGAATCCCGAAGAATAGTGAGGTGAAAAAGTATGGCAATCAAGCACACGACAATCGATATTGATTGGAAAGTGGATGATAGTGGGCTACGGTCTGCAGAAGGTAGCGTCAAAACACTAGAAACGGCAACAAAGTCGGCAACGACGGCAAGCGCCAGTTTCTCAGCCAGTCAGCGAGCTTCAGCAGCGGCCCAGCGAGAGTCTACATCAGCTGCCAAGTCTTATACCGAGGCCCAACGCAATTCTGGACGACAGGATCGAGAGTCTGCGCAAGATAGGGCCAAGCTTAAAGAGCAGGTCAAGGAATACGAGACGGCTCTTAAATCCTCTCAACGTACTATTGAGCTAACCAAAAAGGCTGACGCTTCCTATACGGAGATGCTGAAGGTCCAAGGTCATGCACATGCTGCCAACAGTGACCATATTCGATCACTGCGCGGTACATACGCGAGCCTACAGACTCAGTACGGCAAAGAGGTAACTCAGCTTCAGCGTGTAAAGACAGCCAGTGGCTCAACTTCAGAGGCCTATCAGGCACAGCGAAAGCGTGTTAATGACCTAGGGCTACAGATGTCTAAGACTTCTAACGAACTCAATGGGTTCAATCGGGCACAGAAGTCCATGAAGACTGCGTCTGAGTCCGCTAACCGTGTTTATGATAAGACCAAGGCATTGAGTCTAGGTGTCGGTGCAGCGTTTGTCTATGGCGCTAAGAAGGCCATTGAACTTCAGCATGAGTATAAGGTCACCAATAACTTGCTGACGACTGGTGGTGAGAGTGCCAGAACTTCACTGAAGGCCACTAAGCAAATGCAGGCTGACGGCGCTAAATATTCTATTCAGTACGGTAAATCCCAGAAGTCAATTGCTGAGGGGTACCAGGAACTAACCAAACGTGGCTATACTTCCGAACAATCCCTTGGATCTATGCAGGCGTTGTTAAAGGCGTCTGTAGCTTCTGGGGATAGCTTCTCAGATGTTGTACATGATTCAACAGCAGCCTTAGAGTCCTTCGGAATGCGGGCTAACTCTACTGCTGGCATGATCAAGAACACTAAGACAGTTACTAATCAAATGGCATACGCTGCTGATTTGACGGCAACGGACTTCCATTCGATGGGGATTGCTCTTAGTTATTCTGGTGTCAGTGCTAAGCAAGCCGGATTAAGTCTGTCCGAAACTGCCAGTGCAATCGGTATCTTATCTAATAATGGTCTCGAAGCTGATAAAGCCGGGACTGGGTTACGTAAGACACTGACCAGTCTACAGTCACCTTCAAAAGCAGCACAAGGTGCGCTTGATAAATTAGGACTTTCAACCAAAGATTTCACCAAGAAAAATGGTGATATGAAGTCTATGGCTGACACTTTTAGCCTAATTCAAAAGCATAGTGCCAAGCTAGGAGCGACTGAAAAGGCCTCCGTATTTCATAATCTGTTTGGGGCAACAGGGCAACAAGCTGGAGCCATTTTAGCTGAGAATGCTGATCAGCTTGGCAAGTTAAACGAGAAGGTCAAGGATTCAGCTAAGAATGACTATACCGGCAAGCTGTCTGCAAAGAACATGCAGTCTGCTCAAAACCAGATTAACAAATTTAAACAGGCAGCATCGGGTTTAGCTATCACTTTTGCACAAACGGTACTCCCGTCGATTACTAAACTGGCAATCGGTATGGGGGGCTTGCTGGAGAAGTTCGGCAAACTCGATAAGTCACAAAAGACCATGCTGACGTGGACTGCCATAACGGTTGCTGCATTGGCACCAGCTGCGAAAGTTGTTAGTGTTATCACAACACTAGGTAGTGCGGCCATCAAGACGGCCAAACTTATCAAAGGCTTAGCTGTATCTCAGGATGCATTAGCTGCGTCTTCGACAGCATTGGCAGAATCCGAAGGAGCAGCTAGCGCTGCTACAACCGGAGCTTCTGCCGGTGGTGGACTACTCTCTAAGGGTAAAAGCCTCGCTGGCGGATTCGTTAAAGGCGGACTAGTTGCTGGCGGCGTTACAATCATCGCTCAGAACCTACCTACGGCTATTGCTGGACAGTCTAAGGGCATGTCCGAGGCCGCTAAAGGTCGTGGAATTAGCAAGGATGCCAAGAAGCAATTTCTTGGCGGTATTGGCACGGACGAATGGATTGGCAACAAACTAGGATCGGCTTGGAAGTGGGCCAACACGACTCAGCAACCAGCTGGTAGCAAGCCTAGTAAGAAGTCTGCTAAGAATCCATATAAGAAATTCCCCCAATATGCTAAAAAGGCCATATCTGATGTTGGTAAGACGTTCAATGAAGGTGAAGGCCGGTTAATTCGTGCGACGGATGCGAACAGCAAGTCCGTTTCTAAGTCACTGCTATCTGAGAATGCTAAAACTTATAATGGTCTGAAAAAGCAGGTTACCAATTATGGTGATACGCGGATCAAGGAGTCAAAACGAAGTCTAGATGTTTTAGTCAAGAATGGTTCTCTTACTAAGAAACAAGAGAAGTCGATTCTTGATAGCGAGCAAAAGTCTAATTCAAAGCGCGAGGCTTCAGCAAAAAAGGCCATATCCGAAGTTACGAAATCTGAGGCTAACGGTGGTAAGAGTCGTCAAAAGGCCGTTGCCAACGCTAATGCCAAAATTGCTTCACTGATGTCTCAAGGCAATGCTAAGCAGAAGGTTATTCTGGGAAAGCTCAGCGACAGTACCAAAAAAATGTCTGCTAAGCAGGGAGCTGCAGTAGTTAAATCATCGTACAAGACCATGCGGAGTACGATAAAAAATGCTAACACCACCTATACCAAGTCTAAATCGGCAGCATATAAGAAGTACAAAGCCGTTATGTCGGCGGCCGACCATGAACGGTATGTCACTGGGACCCTATCTAAGAAGCAGTATGAGGCTATTAAGAAAAAGGCCGAAAAAACACGTGACAAATCAGTTGGTGCTGCCAAAGATCGTCGTGATAAGACTGTTGCTGCCGCACAGGATGAGCACGAGAAGGTCGTTCGCGAAGCACGTGCTCAGACCAAAGGGCACTTGAAACAAGTTGACCAAGAGACCGGACAGGCTGTTGGACTATTTCGGTCAATGGTCAACAAAATCAATTCAATTCTTACGGGAATTAAATGGCCTGATATGGACCATCTAACATCCAATGAAATTGACAAGGTAAGTAAGAGTACCGCCAAAGGTGCAGCAGCACAGAATAAGACACTTAGAAATATGGATGCCGGGAAGAAACATCCGGCAGCTACCAAGTCTAAGGCTACTTTCCGTACTGCGCCTAAGCTTAATACCGGCTTTGCTGTTGGTGGATCAATCCGTAAGACCGGTATGGCAATGGTTGGAGAAAACGGCTCCGAGGTCTTACAACGTGGAAAGCAATTCAGCGTTGTGGGTGCTAAGGGTGCTCAACTTCTACAGGTACGGTCAGGCGATCGCATCTACAGCCATGCAGATGTTACCAAGATGGCACATGGCGCTTTCAGCCAACGACTCCCTAACTTTGCCGCCGGTACGACTCAACTAACCAGCTTTGCGGCTGGTAGTGGAGCCACTATGCCGGGGCTGAGTAAAAAGACCTCTATAGACTCAATTTCGGAATCCAAAAAGATGTCGAAATCAGTCACTAAGAACTACGGTGACATGTCTAAGAAGTCTGCTTCGTCGCTGAAACAGCTCAACAAGCAGAACGCCTCATTGTGGCATGATACTCGCACTGATGCGGAATCTGAGACCACTAAACTGCATAAGCGGGCGGTCAAGAAGTTTAACGACGTCAAAGATGATACAGTCACCTCACTGAAGTCGATGCACAAGCAGTTTAACAGCGTCACAACGGACCTAGTTAGCGATTTTGGGTCCATTTTTGGCAAGTTAAAAGGTCAAGCCCATGACGGGATGGCTGGTGCAATTTCATCGATGAATTCCGGTATCAGCAGTATCGATACCACACTGGCACAGTTTGGTGGGAACAAGTCTGTTTTGAAGCCAATTCACTATGCAACTGGGTCTAAGGGTCCAATCGCTAGTGATCAATTGGCTGTCCTTAACGACGCAACAAGTGGCCCTCGACAAGAACTAGTGGCCCGTGGTAGTCAACTTTTGAAGCCTATTGGTAAGGATGTCATTACGCCCCTGAAAAAGGGTGATGAAGTCTTCAACGGATCACAGGTTGAGAAGGCCAAACCATACTTGCCACACTTCAAGAAAGGTACTGGTGCGTCTGATGATAAGCTGATTAGTCTGGCTTCTAAGAATCATAAGAACACAGATGCTGCTTGGAAACGTGACTTTGATGACAAGACGATTAAGCCTAAAGGGTCCGACCTGCAACGTGGGTTGACCACTACAGCCAAGGGCGCAACAGATTCTGTCGGTCCTAATTGGTACAAGGCTGGTTGGAACGTCATCAATGATGCTATAAATGGTGGCAGCGGGGCCGGCGGTAACTGGGCGCACTCACCAGGGCTTGCTAAAACTGATGGATTTAATTCCGCACGAGGAAGCGGACTGCATGATGGAAATGACTTTTCCGGTGCAGTTGGTTCGGCAATTCATGCCGTGCATGGTGGAAAAGTTATTCGTGTCGGGTATCCGCCTTCTGGTTGGGGAGCCGTTGGTCATTCGATTGTCGTCAAATCAGATGATGGATACGAAGAGATTTACCAAGAGTATGGGATGGCCAAGAATGCGAAGGTTAGTGTCGGAGATACCGTAAGGACTGGTCAAACAGTCGCAACATTAGGCCATAACAATGTTGGCACACCGCCTCACGTCCATATTGGTGTATCTAAAGGCTCTGTCTGGAATCACGGTGGTATGAGCCACAATGGGTGGTACGATGTCACCAAGATGCATGGCAAGAGCTCTGGCGTGGAGAAGAGTAAGTCTAAGGATACTGGCGTTGAAAAGCTCTTCAAGCGTGAGATTGGCAAGTCAGCGTTGGCTTGGATTTCTAAGAACCTTCAAAATGACTCGGCTGGCGGTTTAATGGGAAACCCCGGAGGGTCTGGAGTTAAACGCTGGAAGTCAGCAGTCGAGAAGGCTCTTAGAGCCAATAGCCTTTCAGCTACGGATTGGCGTGTAAATGATATGCTGCGGCTTATCAGTCGTGAGTCAGGCGGCAACCCAACCACTGTAAACAACTGGGATAGCAATGCCAAGGCCGGTAATCCTTCTAAAGGTCTGACCCAAACGACACTATCAACCTTTAAGGCAAATGCTTTTAAGGGGCATACCAACATCTTGAATGGGTATGACAACATACTAGCTTCTATTCGATATATTAAACGCCGTTATGGTTCTGGACGGGCCGCCTTTGAGCGTGTTGCGGCAAGTGCTTATGCCAAGGGTGGTCGTCCGAAGGTTGGCGAGTGGTCGATTGTCGGCGAGAAGGGGCCTGAGCTTTTCAAGCCAGACTCAGCCGGAACCATTTATCCGCACGAGAAATCGAAGCAGATTGCGAATCAAGCAATTCCTTCAAATTCACGACACAGTAGTAAACCCAAGATTGATTTTCACCCAACAATCCATGTCAATATAACTGGTGACGCCAGCGGAAATATCACGAAGCAACAAGTTATGAAGTGGGTCAAGGAAGCGATGGGTGAAAGCTTTGAACAGCTACAAGACCTGTTAGGAGGAGCATAATGGTAAAACCTGTATACAAGCGAACTCGGGATGGGACTTCCGAGTTTTTTGGTGCATACATGCACGAGTACGGAAAAAATAAGATGTCTCAACGAATCGGGATTCATGCCAAGACTGAGGATGATGATTCTGCTTCAGAAGTAACTCAGTATGCAATTGAAAAGGGCGAACCTATCACCGATCATTCAAGGCCAACAAGTAAGACAATCACCCTTTCAATCTTGATTCAAGAAGATACGATGGCTAAGGCCAATAAGGTTTGGTCCAAGTTGAATAAGTGGCGGTTCGATGGCACACAAGTGGTTTTTAAGGGTGCTGTTGTCTACTACAAACATCTTCAAATTGAGGACTTAACCCGTCATGGCGAAAAGTACACTTCGACAATTGAAGCAACAATGAGCTTGAAGTTTGTACATTTTGCTAAGACTTCCCGAATCAAAAAGAAGGGTAAAAAAAGTAACGGTAATAAGAAGCCCACTGGTAGCACCAAGTCTGCTCAGACTAAGGGCACTTATCGCAAGACTAAGGCCGGTGATACTTACTGGGGATTCCATCAAAGCTTTGGTACGTCAATTGCAACGCTGCGTAAGTGGAACAAGTATCCGGATCGCAAGATACCTATTGGTGTTCGGGTTAGAGTTAAGTGAGGTGAGTGGTGATGTCGCAACGCGACTACATTCCGATAGATGTTGATGATTTACCGGAGATTTTTGAAATTGAATTAGCAGATATCACCTTCAACTTTGGAGTGTCCTACAATGCTGTTGGTGATTTTTTTACGGTCGATTTATACGACGAGGACCTCAACCCAATCATTTTGGGTGAAAAATTGGTGTTGAATCACCGACTATGGGCCTATGTCAATGATGACCGACTGCCAGCGGTTGACTTGGTACCAATGGATGAGTCCGGACAAGCCACAGCCGTCAATGCTGAGACTTTTGGGCGGACAGTGTTCTTGATGATCGATGATATTGACCCAACAGATGATCTTAGTAGCGATGACTATGTTGGAATTGGCGAAGATGGAGGTGATGATGATGGCAGCTAAGTATCAAGTGGATCGGCGAGTCAAGTTGGTGCTGGATACAGGTAAGGAAAAAGTGACGCTTGAAAATCTCAACCGGCTGAATCACTTACTAGAGATTCAGTTTAGTGTGCCATTTTCTAGCGAGCCCACACCAGATGTTGCGACAGTGACCATCATGAACCTGTCTAAGAAGACACGGGCTCTTTTTAAAAAAGGAGAGCACGTCACACTTTACGCAGGATATAAAGGTGATGTTGGAGTTCTGACGGAGGGTAACATCAACAAAATTCCGTCTCTGCTATGGTCCGGGGTTGACTCGCAGTTCAGCTTTACCTTCATTCAGGGCGCCGACTACTCAAAAAAGAAAGATGTTTCAATCACCTTTAAGAAACAATCGGATGCTGAACAAGTTATCAAGACGATTGCCAAAAAGTCAGGCATTCCGCTGAAATCCATCAAGCTACAGATTCCAAAGAAATTTAAAAAGGGCTATACGGCTGATGGTCAGCCGTTGGAACTAATTGAGTCTATTGCTAAGAAATGTGGATCGGTTCTCCGAATTGTGCGTGGAAAATACTGTGTAGTCTATGACACCAGTGCCAGTGACTTGCAGAAAATCGTACGGACACGGCGTACTGCAGTCCGGTCGGCTCATAACCACTATCTGACCAAGTTGAAACAGCAGGGGACGGCAGCTAGGTATCGGTCGTCTACAACAGCAACAATCTCTAAGGACCGGGAACTTTACAAGAAGAATCTGACAGCGGCTCAGGGACGATTGGCCAAGGCTAAAACCAAGAGTGGCAAGGCCGCGGCCCAGAAATCTATTAAACACTGGCAGCAGCGGATTAGTGATGTTGGCAGCTTGAAATCTCACAAGAATGCAGTTGAGTCATACACCAACCGGACCGAAGAGGTCAAGGATGCCAAGGATGATTGGATTAATGCTAAGAAGTTGTTGACCAAGGCGGAGAGGGCGCTGAAGAAGGCCGGAGGGGCCAAGAAAAATAGCACGGCAACCAAGCCTGCTGAGTTCTTACTCTCAAACGAAACCGGACTCACTGATGAGCCTGCCTACAGTGAAGATGACGATGGTGAATCTTGGAGCTTTAGTTGTCTACTGCAGCATCGAATAACGACTGATGCGGTGATCAAGGTCAATAGCCGAAATCTGAATCGTACAATGGTCGTCGATAATGGTGAGCACGCTTATGATGGATCATCCTTCCTAACAACGGGGGTGCTTAAATAATGGCCAATAAAAGACCGGAATTAAAGTTTTTCCGTTTCTTCGCACGAAAAGTAAAACGTGAGACACATGTCCACCTACTTTGCCGAGTGGTTTCGGTAGAATCGGATCATACCTGTACCGTACAACCACAAGACCTTGCGCCTGATGGCGATAAGCGAGGGATGATTCTGAGTGTACGAATTCCTAAGCATGCTCGAGACGATGTGAAAAAGGACGTCAGCGTTAGCGTAGGCTTTTTTGATCGCGACGTTTCGGAAGCCGATGTAGGCGATATTGGAGATATCTCAAACGCTTCAGACCGTTTGCATAGCTTGAACGATGCTTTTATCGAGGCGGTGTTTTAATGGAATTACGAGATTTAAAACAAGATGAGAACGGCGATTTAGTCATCGAAAATGGTGAAATGCAGACGGTTACTGGTAAAGAGGAGTTGGCTCAAGGAATTCGCACCATCATCAGTAATCAGCTGGGGGACGCACCACTAGAACCCGATTTGGGAATGGACTATGAAAATCTTATCGGTGAAGACTTTAATGAAGCCTTTGCCCAAGCTGATTTTGAGGATGCAATTTTGGAGCAGGAACCCCGAGTGGTAGCCATCACAGATACCACTTTTAATTTGGACCATAAAACGCGAATTTTGTCAGTAAATTTGAAAATGACCGTTGATATGAACCAAACAGGTATTGAAGATGATCAAGAGGAAATAGAACAGGAGGTGACGATTGATGGCGGAAACTGATGCTGAGTACGGACTAACGCCGCAAGGTTATGTAGCGGAGCCAGAGGATGCAATTCAAATTGACCTATTTGAGCTTGCTGGTAGTCTGATGGGTTCTAATATCGGGACGGCTGAAAAGTCTATCTTAGGTAGTTTTATCCGTATCGTGGCTCACCGAATGGCTAATTACGAACAAACTATCGGGAACGTTTGGGACTCGTGGTTTTTCGATACCGCAACAGGGATTACCTTAGACAAGGTTGTTGCCTTATTAGGACTAACCCGAAATAAATCACAACCAGCTTACGTGTCTTTATCTTTTACCGGAAAAGCAGGAACAGTGATTGATGCTGATGAGATGTTTGAAACGGAAGATGGACAAACCTTCATACTTGAAGATGCAGTTATTTTGGATGCCGATGGCAATGGTTCCGGCATTGCTGTCTCGATGGATGAGTCAGCTGATGCGAATGTCGCAGCAGGTACGATTACTAAGCAAACCATGCCAGTTGAAGAGATCACTTCGGTCACTAATCCGGTGGCAGCGACTGGTGGTATGACTACCGAAGATGATGAGACTTTTAAGAATCGGGTAAAAGTCTTCGAAGAATCACCGTCGGGGGCTACTCGTGACGGAATCAAATCATCAGTGGCTAACGTAGCCGGGGTCGATCAAGTAGAGGTTAACGTCAATGACACCAATGAAGTCGATGAAAATAGTGACCCGCCAAAGTCAATTCACGTCTATGCTTCAGGCGGTATCGATGGTGATGTAGCCCAAGCCATTAGCGATACTCTTGCTGGCGGGACTCAGACAGTAGGGGCAACGGTGTGCAAGGTACTGGACCGTGGCGGGCACCCGCAAGAGATTCACTTTGACCGTCCAACAGGCGTGCCAATCTTTATGACGGTCACGCTTGATACTGATAGTACCTTATTTGAGACAGATGGAATTGACCAAATTAAAACCAACATCAAAACGTATCTTAACTCTCTAACAATGGGGGATAAGGTGCGTTTTACTTATCTCTACACTTTGGTTTATGGAGTGGTCGGTGTTACTGATGCGGAGATCAAGATTGGGCGCACAACTGATACTTTAGCAGCGTCCGATATCCAGCTAGAGACCTTTGAGTCAGCAACTTATGCTCTGGGCAATATCGAGGTGGTAACTAATGCAAATTGATCCCACGATTAAGGACTTACCATCATCTTTTGATCGGTCTACTGGATCAAATAACTGGAAGTTGATGCAGCTAGCCGAACAGCCGATAAATGCGGGTGAAAAACGACTAGATATGCTGTTGGAAATGCGGTCACTAGACACTGCTGAGGGTGGATTCCTAGACAGAATAGGTAACCTCATTGGAGTTTATCGAGGACAGATGGATGACGATTTCTATCGGCGAATGATTTACGCACGTCTTGCGCGACGTCATACCGATGGGACCATCAATCAGATTTATGATGTCGTCTCGGTAATCCTCTCTGCGGACCCACACGAATTTTGGGTACGCCCTCTTTGGAACGTAACTGGTGAACCGATGGCCATTGAGGTCTTGAATGTCCCGGCAATCTATGTTGACTCACAGGAGAAGGAAGCAATGTTGCTTGATCAGGTCCGGGCATCCGTTGCGGCTCCAACCAGAGTAGCTTCGATCCAGTTCCAAACGACAGTCAAAAGTAATCTCTATATGGCCTCTTATACTATGGTTCACCAAACAATTCATACAACAATGAATGTCGCGCAGAACCGCCATATCTCGATGCAAGGCGATGCAGGACTAGCTAGTGTCACCAAAATTAGACAAACAATTAAAGCAAAGGAGGGGTAATAGTGGCAAGTAATGACGAACAGAGAAGTGCAACAACTATCCTCACGACTGCCGCCCAGTCAATAGCCGCACGGCTTATCGCCAATGAGACGACGGCAAAATTTACCAAAGCAGAAATCAGCACCACTAATCTTTTTAATCAATCGGTTACCGAGTTACAAGTCCTGACGTCTCTGGATAATGTACAGCAGACAGCTGACATTAATACCGTGACAGTCATCAACAACAATACTGTCAATGTCAACGTTGCAATCGACCAAACCAAAGCACCTAATAATTACCAGATGAATTCAGTTGGGCTTTTCGCAGTTGATGGTGATGGTAAGGAAGTGCTGTACAGTGTCACCGTGCTAAAGGACCCAGTCTATGTCCATCAAGATGCAATGGGGTCTGCATTAGGAATTGATCTGGAAACAGTTGTTGGTCAGGCAAGTAACGTCGAAATATCAGTTAACCCAGCTGGCGCCGTTACTAACGAAATCCTAAAAGCAACATTGGCCGATTACGTCAAAACGGACGATAGTACGGTTGTGCATACAGCTGATATGCGTAAACCTGCCAGTGATGTAGCCGGAATTGATGAGGTTAACGCTAAACAAGATAAGCTAACTATCACACCTGCTGACGATTCCAAAGTAGCCCACCTATCTGGAGCAAACAACTTTGACACCGTCCCAACAGTCAACACTCATCCTTTACTTCTCGCAAGCAGTTTACCGTCTGATTTAGCACGAACATCTCAGCAAGCCAACTTCACTGGTAAACTCCAAAAATCTGGCGTTGATGTTGCCACTGTTGATGATGTCAGTGCCAAGCAAGATAAGTTAGATTACACACCCGCTAACGACGCTAATACGTTTCATCGTAGCCCTGATACTGGGGCGGTGACTGAGTCCGGTAACTTTCCTGGGTTGCAAGTAAAGGGGGTCGATGTCGCAACCGCGGCTGACTTAAAAAGCGTTGAAGAAAGTGCTTGGCGTGAAATAACTAACCCGGCATTCCAAGGAAGCTATCTATTCCGAGACAATGAAGACGGAACAGCCAGCCTTGCCGGAACTATTTATTTTTACAATCGATCCCAACAGTATAATGAAAATGACGACTATATTGTCCCAATGCCGGATGGGTATAAGGCAACTGGGGTTGCTTCAGAAGGGTCATTAATGGGTTTTATAAACGATTTTAGCGTTTCACTTCAAGGACTTAAGGCTTATTTTCCAGGAACCGCGCTGCATTTATATACTGACCTTAATCAAAACAGACCACTATCCATTCCATTGTGTTCAATAATTAGTTCGTCAGCCACCGGAATTACAAGCAGTCCAATAGTTTTAAAAGTTGTTAAAATAAGTTAGGAGACACAAGATGCCAATTTATTACGTAAAATCAGATTCAGATAACAAGTTTCCAGATAAAGATACTACACCCGTGCTTGAGCCAGCAGATAACTTACGAGCGGTAAGTATCCCAACTACCTCGGTTCAATACTTCTTGCGCTATTGGTGGATGTATGCATTCAAGAGTGATGATTCGCAAGAGCTCAAAGCTCCAGGAAATTTGCCACCGCTTGATAATGATTATCTACAAGAACTGATTGATCAGCAGGGTAAGCAAATTGAACAACAGGCGAAAAACATTGAGTCATTGAAAACTGAAAATAAAAGCCTTAAGTCAGCCAATGAGTTAACGCAGCAAGGCTTGATGGAAGCTGTCGATTACTTGTCTTCGCAACTATCACCGGCTAGCGCCACGACCGATACCGGCTCAGCTGCAACAAGTACAGCAGCCCCAGCTAGTTCGGCAGCAAGTGAATCTTAGGAGGTGATGGAAATGGAATACTCTGCATTGGCACAGATTTACGCACATGCAATTATTGACGGCACACGTTCCATTGAAGCCGTACCAGTCCCGTTTCGGTCTGATACCCAAGCCGCTTTGACACAACTACAATCAAACAAATAAGGAGATAATCAATCATGTTAAATTTTAAGTTTTCAGCTTTAGCCGCTATCTATGCCGCCAACGTTTTGGACGGTGGTCGTACTATTGAAGAAGTCCCAGCCTACTTGCAGGACGATGTGAAGAATGTCCTTGGCTCCGCAAAAAAATCTACCAGCACCGATTCATCTTCTACGCCTGTGGCTTAGGATTGATGATTGGTGCTTTTTTGATGGGATTTTTTGTGGGAAAGAGATGATGTAGTATGCCACCAACCCCTTTTGGGTGGTCGCTCGTGATAGGCGCTGCTTCGCGTATGGTTGATAACCCGTTTATTGAAGCGTTCCTGTGGGCGGTTATGGCCGACCTGTTGACGGGGATTGTTAAATCCTTTTCACCGCGCGCTAAACACAAGGCAGACAGCTCAATCGGGCTGTATGGCCTCGCTAAACATTTGTTAATCATGCTTTTAGTAATTACTATTTATCCAGTTTTGGACGTTCTCGGATTTGATACCATTTCAAATTCGGTCGTCCTTTTTTACATTGCAGAGTATGCCATTTCAATCCTAGAAAATCTTGAAGTCATGGGTTTCCCGATTCCTGATTTTTTGCGAATTCGATTTAAAAAGATGGCTGAAAATGTTGGAAAGGAAAATGATAAAAAATGAACATCATTAAAGTTATCCAGTTATTGAGCGATACCGGTATCTTAGGCATCGTTATCTTTTTGTTTGTAGCATGGTTCAATCGAATTAATCCAGCCGTAAAAACTAAGATTGCATCCAATAAATCCGCCAACCAGCGTGAAGTTCTTGGTCTACTGGACAATCTGGCAAGCAATGCGGTTCATCTGCTGTCGTCATATTATGAAATGCCCGGCGATGAAAAGCGAGAAAAGGCGGTAGCTGATGTCACTAGTCAGTTGAAAGGATTGGGGCATTCAGTTGACCCAGCTATTATTTCCGCGGCTATCGAGAAGGCATATCAGCTTATGTCGGGGACCAATACAAGAGCCCAAGCAAAACAGGCCGAATACAATGCGGCTCTGGCGGACACAGAGCAAGCGTTCGCTGATAAGCAAGCACAACTGGACAAGCAGTCTGCGACAGTGCCCGCTGAACCAGCACCCTTAAATGTGCCAGAAGGCACGGCCACTACGGAGGGAGATGTGAAGTAATGCCGCATTATGATGTTGTGGATACGTCCAATAACAACGGAATCATGACCGTTGCCAATTGGCGTTCGATGAAAAAGTATGGCGTCAAGGCCATGATAGCCAAGCTATCTGAGGGCACGTACTTCACTGACCAAACGGCCAAGCCGAGCATTCGTAACGCGGTATCTGCTGGTTTACACGTCAACGGCTATCACTTTTCCCGATTTACGACAGTGGCTGGTGCTAAGGCCGAAGCTCAAATGGCGGCGCGGAGTGCGCTTAAGGCAGGATTGGGCAAGAACAGTGTGATCGTACTTGATTTTGAAGCCACCAACTCTGGTTGGAATCAGAACTCCAAAATTGTTAAGGCTTGGATCAACGAAGTCCACCGCATGGGCTATCCCAAAACGGATGTCTATACCATGGGTAGCTGGATTAACTCAGTGCCATTGAACAACTCGGGCCGTGGTGGTTGGGTAGCTAACTATCCTTATAACCCGTCGGGGTTTAAGCTTTATACCGGATATAATGGCTGGCAATGGACGTCAAGCATGCACTTCCCGGGCTGCTACGGGACATTTGATGTATCGCAGATGTACTCAAACTTCTACTATGGGACAGCAACTAAGGCAACTAAGCCGAAGAAGGCCATCTATTACCGGTACAATCCCAATATGATCTATGCCCGGACGCCGATTAATCGCTACAAAGACATTGCCTTCAAGCACAAAGTGGACAACTTCCCAGCTGGTACTGTATTTGCGATCGCCAAAGTAGTGACCTATGGCAAGATTACTCGCTTCCAACTGTCTAACGGTTATTACATCACGTCTAACCAGGACAACGTCAATCGCTTATACTATTCTGTTGATGGCGGCGTCAAACGAGTAAAGTCTGTTCGCGGTACTCATCGGTACAAGGACAAAGCTCTTAAGCATGTTGTGGACTGGCAGCCAGCCGGAACTGAGTTTGATGTCGCTAAGATCGTCAAGTATGGATACACAACTCGAATCCAACTGGCAAATGGCATGTTTATTAGTGGCAACAAAAAGATTAACAAATTTGTCAAATAAGCGTATAGTACAAGATATACCTGTACGTTACTGATTTAGAAAAGGCGCTCACTCCTAACGGGGTGGGCGCCTTTTTACATAGACAGTATAGCGTGTTTCTGTTTCCTTAAGAACTATGTAGTGAGATGTTAGTAATGACTTATGTGATATATCAAAACTAACTAAAGTTAACAAAAATGATTAAAAGTTACTTTTATAGTTGACATTTTATTCACTATTAGTGATAATTACCGTAGTGATAAAAATGAACGGATAGGATTCATCATTATCTGCTACCATTTTATCACCTCCTACTGATCGCTTGTAAAAAGCGATGAAGTGGTTACGAGCGCGCCACGTTCCCCCGCGGGTGGGTTATCCTAGCGTTAGCTGCATGGAGCCGAATCCATGATTGCGCTCTTTTTTTGTCTATGAAACGGATGTGATTGTGCTTGGCAAAAGAACGCGAGTTGAAGGTCATATTTGATAGTTTTAATCGCCTATTCAACGGAAGAACACTATCACTTTCAACTTCGTACGTTCTGCTAGGAGATTTTTACATTCGGTTTGATACGCTTCAGCTGAGTCACCTTTTGGGTCTTCATAAGATTTATAAAGATTCTGCTACAAATATTTGTCAAAGAGTAAACAAAGGGGAGATTACTCTTGCAAAGCTAAAACGTAACAAAAATTATGGCTATATCAAGGAACGGATTGGAAATATCGATTTTTTAAGGGAAGGTTTTATCGATTCTCCATTTGAATCGTGTATTTTTGTTAGTAAAATAGATAACGAAAATACAATGCGTTTAGATCTGGTGTTTAAACGTGAACGAAATTCGCGAAGAATAGTTTTAGGTCTAAGACGTACAAATACGGGGAAAGATATGCCAGCCATTGTATTTACTCCAGTCACATTTTTTGTTACTAAGGCTAAGTATTTTGATTATGCACACTCCAAGGTAATCAAAATTACTGATGCTACTTGGATAAACTAGAAACCACTCATCTCTTAGGAGGTGGGTGGCTTTTTGTTGAGATATTGAGCCAAGGCACCCATAAGTGTTATTATACAAGGGTTGGTTCTAGTCTAACCAATCAAAAAACAACTAAATATGGGTGTTCACCCCTAAGGACCCCACGTTTAGCTGCTTTTGTACATAATAAGAGAAGTTGTTCGTTTAATGTGAGAGAGCTAGCTGTAAGATAGCTTTAGCCGACGCGTTGGGTGTGTTGCGATGAAATTGATAGATTCCTGCCGGCAATTTGATACTTTCGTTGTTTGCTCGATCCACAAGCACCTCGATTGATTGCCCATTGAGCGTCATGCTTGTGAGAATGCCCTTACCACTCACTGCCTCATCGGTGATGGTAAGTGGCACCATGTCAGTTTTTGGATCGGTTGTTACCGATATGCCAATTTGGTCACAGATGATCCAGATACGGTGATCGGGTGTCGGCACTTGATATACTTTAGTTTCCATGGTTTTTCTCCTTATGCGCCAACTTTTGTGTGAGCCACAATCGCATATCTAGTGATTACGAATTGTCGTCTACTATTATAGTGCCCAAGGAGTGCAGCCGTTGATCCTTTCTCTGCACGATAGAGAAAATCTAAGGCATGGACGTGTACTAAACAATTGATTAGCTCGTTTGTCTTGGAGTCACGTATCTTTACATAAAGAAGCAGGGGGCTTAGTTTGATAGTTCGGGGGTCGCTTTCAAGGATTCCATTAAGTGGTTGTTGTTCCAT